AGCATCTGTTAAAGGTTTTGCAGAAACAATGGGAGAATATGTAAAATCTCTTGGAGCTAGTGGAGTACCAGGGGCGATGAATGGTGGTAGTAATGGCGGAGCTGATAAAAAGGTTCAATTAGAAGATTTAAGAAAAAAAGCTTTTGAAAGTGGTTCTGATATAGACAGAGCTAATTATGTAAGAGCAAAACAAGAATTAGAAAACTCAGGAGGTAATGAATAATGGCAGGAAAAATAGACAAACAATTAAACTCAACAAATCAAGCAATATCAAATGATATTTTAGAAGAATTACAATTAGTAAATCCTAATAATTCTCCTATCATATCTCACATTTTAAGAGGTGGAAGAGTAGATAAAGCAACATCTACAACTATTGAATGGATAGATCATTATGAAAGAAAAACAACATCTAGTTTAAAAGTTGCTTTAAACGCTGGAGTAACTGAAATTCAAGTAGTAGATGAAGATATTTTAGTTCAAGATGCTTTGTTATCAATTGGAGATGAAATTGTAAAAATAACAAAAGTAAAAACAGATAATAAAGCAGATGTGACAAGAGGATATGCTGGAACAACATCTACTGCTGGAACTATAGCAGCAAATACAATAGTTCAAAGTTTAGGAATCGAAATGGAAGAAGGTGGAGAACTTAAAAAATCTTCTGTTAGATTACCTATTCACATAACAAATAACACAGGAATCATATATGAAGAATATGAAGTAACTGAAACTGCTAAACATTTAAACCCACATGGACAAAGTGGGCTTTCTGTAAGAGAATTAGAATCTCAAAAGAAAAAAGATGAAATGTTAGGAATTATGGAAAATAAGCTTCTAAATGGAGTTAAATATGTAAATGGNTGTAAAAGCAATAGTTAATAAAGGAAACCCAGGAGCAGCAGATTTAAAAGCTGGTAAATACTTTATATGTGTACCTTGGGATATAGCTATTCAAATTAATAAACTGAATAAAGATATTGTTAGAGCAGATGTAAAAGAAAAAGTAACAGGAACTGTAATTACTGAAATAGTTACAAATGCAGGAGTTGTATCTGTGTTCCCTGCTCCATCTTTAGCCGCTAACGAATTCTTATTAATTAATTTAAATGAAGTTAGCTTAAAGCAATTATATCCAATAAAAGAAGAAGTAGGAGCTAAAACTAATTTAGCAGATAACTATTTCTTACATGGTGAATATGCACATCAAATAACTAAATTACCATTCCAAGTACATATTAAAAATGTAAAAATATCATAGGAGGTTGTGATGGCTAAAGATACTAAAAAAGAAAATGGAGTAGTGGAAGAAATAGGCACTACTGAAATAGCAAAAGAAATAACTTTTGAATCTAGTTATAAAAATTTGATTATAGCTGGAACTTCTATTCAATTCAAAGATGGAGTTTATTCAACATCTGATGAAACAGAAATAGAAATGTTAAGAAATAATAACCTTGTAACTGAGGCAGGAGAATAAAAACTCCTGCTTTTATCATATTAGGAGGTTAAGATGGATGAAATTTACAACAAAATAATTGAAAAAGTGAAAGAATTAACCGATGTTAGCAACGAAGCTATTTTGAAAATTCGAGTAACAATTTTAGTTAGAAAAGCTTTAAACTTTATGAATAGAGATGATTTTCCAGAAGAATTAATAGATTCTGTTGCTGAGCATTTAGCATTAAAATCCATTGAAGAAACAAACTTACAAGGGAATATTTCTAAAGTAACTGAAGGAGATACAACTATAGAATACAACACATCTAATAATACAACTGATGAAATGTTCTTATCTTTAAAGAGTCAATTATTTAGATTTAGAAAGGTTGGAACTGTATGAGTATTTTAGATAAGTTACATACTGATAGAGTTACTGTTATTAGATCTGTTGTAATAGTAGATGAGTACGGTGGAGCATATGAAGAACAAAGAGAAATATTAAGCAATATTCCTTGCAGACTTTCACAAAAATGGTTGAAAAGTGTGAGTCCAGGAATGATTAATAGTAGTGGTCAAGAATATAAACTCTTTGTAGGTTTAGATGTCGATATAAAACAAAATGACTTGTTAAAAGTTGTAAGGAAAGCTGATGGTGTTGTTTATATGTTTAAGGCATCAAAACCTTTAGCTTACAACATAATAAAACATAAGGAAATAACCTTGACAGAAGTATCTGAAAATGAGGTAGATTATGGAACTTAAAGGATTTAAAGAGTTCGATAAGATTCTTATAGAAATAAAAGAAAAAGCTCCAGAAACTACTAAAAAATTTTTGATGTTACAAGCTGAGGATTTGAAAAAAGATGCTAAAGAATTAACACCCGTCGACACTGGTACTTTAAAAAATGCTTGGCAAAGAGAAAATGGAAAAAGATTAACTGGAAATACCTTTTCTCAAATAGTATTTAATATGACTAATTATGCTAATCATGTTGAGTATGGTCATAGAGTTGGAAAAAGTAAAACAAAATTCGTAAAAGGTAAATTTATGCTTAGAAAGGCATTAAATGTAAGGCAAACAAAATTCTATAAAGATTTAAAAAATTTTTATGGAGGATTGATAAAAAAATGAAATGGACCGATATAAGAAATGCATTAAATAATATTATTTCTGAAAAATTAAAAATAAACCCACACAGTGAGGATATAGACAATGTCAAAAAACCTTGTTTTTATATTGACTTAGTTAGCTATAAAAAAGAGTTTAACTCTGAATATAGAGAGCTAAAAACAATAGATATTGATATTATCTATTATCCAAAAACTAATGGAAAGCTTACTAATGCTGAGATATTAGAAAATTTAGAAAATTTAGATAATGCTTTGGAAATTGAAGGTAAAAAGGTTTTGCATGTGTTAGATAGATATCTAACTTTAAGAAATACAGATATAACTATTGTAGATAGAGTTGGGCATTATGTCTTTACATTGAGTTTATATGACTTATATGGAAAACCTTATGATTATGAGTTAATGCAAGACTTAAAATTAAGATTTGATGAAGGAGGTAGCAATTAATGGGAAATGAAGTAGGACAAATAAAAGCAAGTCCAAACATTAATATAGAGTTTAGAACTCTTGCAACAACTGCTATACAAAGAAGTGAAAGAGGCATAGTTTGCTTAATATTAAAAGATACTAAGAAAACTACAAAATGGAATACTCTAAAAACAATAGCAGATTTAAAAGAGAAAGAATGGGATGCTAAAAATGCCAAATACATTAAATTAGCAATGCATTATGGAGCTAAAAAAGTTTTAATAAGAGTTCTGCAAACTGGAGAAAATATAGATGATGTATTAGGTGAATTTAAAGAAAGAAAAATACATTGGTTAGCTTATCCTGGAGCAGAACAAGCAGATGACCAAAAACTTGTAACTTGGACTAAACAAGTATTTGGAAATGATGGAGCAATAGGGAAAACTGTTAAATATGTGTCAAGTTTTGCTAACAATACAGATCATGTTGCAATAGTGGAACTAGGAAATACTGGAACTTATAAATCTATTTATGGAGATTTTACAGCTCAAGAATATACAGCAGCAATTGCTGGGCTTATAGCAGGAATGCCAATAAATAGATCGGCTGATAACTTTGTAATGAGTGATTTAAAAGAAGTAGATTACTTTGAGCCTAAACTTGGTAAATTCTCTCTATATAATGATGATGAAAAAGTTAGGGTTAATTATGGTGTTAACTCAAAAACTACTTTTGATAGCACTTGGAAGAAAGACACAAGAAAAATCAAAATAGTTGAGGGGATGTGCTTTATAACTGATGATATAAGAGATACATTTAAAAATTATTGGCTAGGAATTTATATAAATGACTACAATAATAAAATGAATTTCTGTTCTAATGTTACAAAAGTATATTTTAAAGAAATGGCTCCAAATGTATTAAGTGGAGACTATGACAATAAAATTGAAATAGACTTAGAAGCACAAAAGAGATTAATTGTTTTAGATGGAAAAGACCCAGAAGAAATGACAGAAATGGAAATCTTAAAATACCCATCTGGTGATGATGTATTTTTAACTGGAGATGTTAGATTTTCTGATACTATGGCTAATTTGAGCTTAATTATTAAAATGTAATAGGAGGTTATAATGGCAGATACAAATATAAGAGGTTATCATACCATTGCTGGTGCTCATGGTACTCTGTGGATAGATAATGAAAAAATAGCTGAATTTTCTAAAGTCAATGCTAAAGTTACTCCAGATAGAAAAGATGTACAACTAGGATTATCTGTGGATAGTAAAATTGTAGCTTTAAAAGGTGAGGGTAGCATCACTCTTGAAAAAGTATATTCTAGAGGAAAAAAAATAGCCGAGAAGTTAATAAAAGGACATGATCCAAGAGTTAGGATAGTTACTAATTTAGCAGACCCTGATACACCTGGAAAACAAGAAGAAAGAATCTCTTTAGATAATGTTTGGTTTAATTCAATCGATTTAATCAACATTGCTAGAGGAGAAATTGTAGAGGAAGAATATCCATTCGGATTTACTCCTGAAGACCTAGCTTATGAAAATGATATAAAATAGGAGGCTTAAATGTTAGTTACAGCAGATATGCTACTTGAAAATAGTAAAAAAATAAATAGTGATAAAAGAGAAAAAGTAAAAATCTATATAAAAGAATTAGATGGAGATTTGGAGTGTGAGCTTTTAAACAAAGAAGATT